CTTCAGAAGATAAGTGGCTTGCTGAACACATTGACAGAAGCGTGACCAAACGCTCAGTGATGACTATCCCTTACAATGCAACTGAAGATTCCTCGTCTAAGTACATTAGAGCAGCATTGAAAGAGAAAGGGGTACAGATTGATGGTAAGACTGGGTATCGTCTTGCTGTCGTGTTGCGTAAGGCTATGTCTATCGTGGCACCTGGTCCACTTGAGGTAATGAAGTGGATCAAGAAAGAGATGGGTAATGCTATTGCACGTGGTGCTGGTGTCATTCAATGGCAAACGCCAAGTGGATTTATTGTTCACCAAAAACGTAATGACTACAAGACACAGCGGTTAGAACTAAAACTATTAGGTTCTACTAAATTCAGTGTCTTATCAGAAGAAACTGGTCCGTCTAAACGTAAGCACCAATCATGTGGTGCGCCTAACCTTATCCACTCTCTTGATGCATCCCTATTACACCTTGCTTTTCAACGGTTTGATGCCCCGTTTTCCGTCATTCACGACTCGGTTTTGTGTCGTGCTACGGACATGGGTATTCTGTCAGCTTTTGTCCGCGAAGTGTACATGTTCCTCTTCGCAGAGAATGATTACCTTTCAGACTTCGCCCAACAGATTGGTGCAGAGTCTGATCCACCAATGATCAACACTCTCGAACCTGAGAGCGTTATTGAATCCACCTACTTTTTCTGTTAATTATGGCCGGTCCTAAAAAGGATGACATTGTAATGACTGAGACTGTCACTCTTGACGGTTTTCAGGCTGTACTGCAACCAGGCAAATACGGTTTTAGCCTGCAAGCAATTGTTGAAAGCGATCTTGTTGACCGTCTTGAAGAAGATCGTGCGCGTCTCCTTGAATGGGGACTAGCAAAAGTAAAGAACCCCAAGCGTTCGGTGTGCAAGCCAACGCCATGGGAAGAAGTATCACAAGGTAAATATAAAGTTAAGTTTAGCTGGGGTGAAGACATGAAACCCGGCATTGTAGACAGCGAAGGCGCAGCTATTACTAATGCTAGCCTGCCTTTGTATGGCGGCTCTAAGGTCCGTCTTGCCATCTGGCAGAAACCCTATGTACTCAAGGATGGTACGTCCTATGGCACTTCTCTGAAGCTGCTTGGCATCCAAGTAATTGATCTTGGTGTGTCTGAAGCTGGCGTTGTCGAAGACGCTGACACTGATGTGTCGAACATGTTTGAAAAAGTTGATGGCTTCAAAGCCTCTTCTGTTGAACCCTCTACCCAAACCACCACTGTTGATGATGACTTCTGATTTTACTGTAACTAAGAATGCCGAGCTCGGACTCTACGAAGGAGTATTCACAATCTCTCTGCCTCCTATTTCTGTCACCCGTTACAAGGCTGACCGCAATGATTTCAAATACGAAATGCGGCGAGCTGTTTCGGAGATTGTCGAAGAAATCGTGGAGAAAGTGATTGATGACTAGATACGGTACCGTCGAGTTCTACTCTGACATGTTCAGCGACATCCTTGCTGATGTTGACCCAGAGACTGAAAATAGTGTAGACAACATTATTCAGGGTTTTTACAAATCGATTGACAGCTGGATTGAATATCACCATAAGCAGTCTGAAGAATTCAATCGGATGAAGGCGAAGGTAAAGGCAGCACTCGATGACTAAGTTCCGTTCCAAGTTGGAAGAGAGGTGTGCTGATCTCTTCTCTTCCCTTGGTGTTTCTTACGAATATGAGAGCACCAAGGTACCTTATGAAATCAGGTTCAATTACACTCCTGACTTTGTATTAGCTTCTGGGATTTACTTAGAAGCAAAGGGTTACTGGGATGCTGCTGATAGACGTAAGATACTTGCAGTTAAAAAATGTAATCCCGAAATGGATCTACGCATGGTCTTCCAAGAACCCTACAAGACTATCTCTAAAAAGAGTAAAACAACTTACGCCCAATTCTGCGACAAACATAATATACCATGGTGTCACTTTCACGAGATACCGATGAGCTGGTTAGCACCTTTCTAAGACATGAAGGCTGCCCAGATTGTGGCAGCAGTGATGCACTTTCCGTCTATGATGACGGGCACACCTATTGCTTTTCTTGTCACACTCACACTAAAGGAGATGAAGAACCTGGACTACTACGATCAAATGTCATGGAATCAGCAGTATTGCGAGGACACCCTGTTCGCCTTCGGAAGCGAGGATTATCTGAAGCAACCTGCCAGAAATATCGAATCCACAAAGACGGAGACACTCTACGATTCCACTATTTTGACAGCCATGGAGCACTGCTTGGAGCAAAGGTCAAAACTGTAGACAAACAGTTCCATTATGAAGGCAAGACAGATGGACGCTTTTTCGGGCAGCATTTATTCCCTACTTCAGGACGTAGGATTGTTATCACGGAAGGCGAACTCGATGCAGCCTCATGTTATGAGGTTATGCCGGGGTGGCCGATGGTATCACTACCAACTGGAGCAGCGAGTGCGAAGAAAGCGATTCAAAAGAATCTCGACCTTCTTCAAGGCTATGAGGAGATCGTTCTCTTCTTTGATAATGACGATCCAGGACGCCAAGCGGCGCAGGAATGCGCTAGCATCTTACCTCCTGGCAAAGCGAAGATCGCACTACTAAGCGATAAATACAAAGATCCATCTGACGCATTACAAGCACATGACACAGAGGCAATCCAACGCGCAATCTGGGACGCCAAGGAATACAGACCAGACGGTATCGTCGATGGACGATCCCTCCTACAACTTGTCTGTACCCCAAGAACCCCAAGCGACTTCAAGTACGGATTCGACGGACTCGATTCGCTACTACATGGTGTCAGATTCGGAGAGCTTGTTACAATTACTGCAGGCAGTGGAACAGGTAAGTCCTCATTCTGCCGGTACATTGCAACTAACTTATTACAAGATGGCCACAGGGTCGGTTACCTGGCTCTTGAAGAATCGAACCGCAGAACTGCGCTAGGACTGATGTCCACAGCGTTAGGTAAAGCGTATCATCTGGGGGAACATGACCACAAAGAACTCATTGATTCTTTTGATAGGACTCTTGCTAAATGGCAGCTTTATTTGTTTGATGGTTTCGGATCGTATGACCCAGATGTCATCTACAACCGTATCGAATATCTTGCCAGTGGGTTGGACACAAAAATCATATTCCTTGATCACCTGTCCATCCTCCTCTCCGGTTTGGACGGAGACGAACGAAAGACTATTGACAAAACAATGACACGTCTTCGCTCCTTAGTTGAGCGTACTGGCATTTCGTTGTTCTTGGTATCACATTTACGACGAACACAGAACGATCAGAACCATGAAGAAGGAGCACGTGTCACACTGGGACAGCTTAGAGGAAGTGCTGCTATTGCGCAGTTATCTGACGCAGTTATTGCACTTGAACGAAATCAACAAGACGGATCTAAACACGCTGATACAACTGTTAGAGTCCTTAAAAACCGCTACTCTGGCGAGACAGGCGTTGCTTGTCAAGTCAGGTATGATCTAGACACATGTAAGTTTATTGAAGTAAATGAAGCTGAACCCCATTTCAATGCGAACACCGATTTCTAGCACTTATCTTGACCTTCGCCGTCCCAATCCACCTACCCCAGAGGCTATCAAACGAGCACAATTTGTAGACAAAACTTTTGTCTGGAAAACCAAGTAATCACACTCATCACATGATTGTCTTTGACCTTGAGGCTAACGGACTAGTCCATGATTGTACCCAAATTCACTGTATCGCACTACATAATACTGAAGATGATAGCGTCACTGTTTACAACGATGAGGGAACTGAACAGCCTATCATTCGTGCTATCACGCAACTTGACGAGGCTGATGTCATCGTTGGGCACAATATCATCGGTTACGACTGCCGTGTCATCAAGAAGCTCTATCCATTCTTTGAGCCGCAGGGTAAAGTCTACGACACGTTAATCTTGTCGCGTCTTTACCACCCTGACATGCTGGCACTTGACCAGCACATGAAGTGGAAAGATATGCCTACTAAATTGTATGGCAGGCACAGCCTTGAGTCTTATGGCTACAGATTGGATGAGCACAAAGGTGACTTTGGTAAAGAGAATGACTGGTCCACATGGAGCCAGGAAATGCAAGACTATTGTGTACAGGACGTAAAAGTAACCACCAAACTATGCGACCATTTCCAGAAATACCTGACTGGATCGAATTAGAGCATCAGGTAGCACAAATTCTAACTGCACAGGAGGAGCATGGATGGTACTTTGATGAGAGAGCTGCATGGGAACTTGAATGCTCTCTCCGAACAGAGCTTCAATCTCTTATTGAAGTACTTTCGGGAAGGTTCCCTTTCATCCCAGGAGCAGAGTTTACTCCAAAACGAAATAACAAAACTCAAGGATACGTGGAGGGTTGCCCCTTCACCAGACTTAAAGAGTTTAACCCATCATCAAGAGACCACATAGCATGGATCTTAACGAACTACGACAACTTCGATCCGAGTGGGACTACTACGACTTCTGGGAAAACGAAGATCGACGAGACGACCTTGAAGAACCATGGTACTGGACTAGCGATGCAATTCTTCAGGATCCTGGAGATTACGAAGAGTCTGGGGATGCTATCGCAAGGCGCGAACGCATGGCTCAAGCTATGTACGAGTGCTAGTCGTATCCATCACCACTGTTCTGTTGGGTGTGCCACTCATAGAATGTCGCACAACAAACCGAATTTAGCACAAGTACCTAGTGGACCCGAGTTTAGAAAATTATTCATACCAACTCCGGGTCAAGTTATGGTCGGTGCTGATCTTAGTGGCATTGAGCTTCGGATGCTTGGTCACTATTTGGCCAGATACGACGAAGGCAGATACATCGACATCCTCCTCAACGGAGATATACATCAAGTAAATGCAGACAAGATCGGCATCAGTCGTAAGCTTGTCAAGAATGTAACCTACGCTTTTCTTTATGGCGCAGGTGATGTAAAAATTGGTCTTACCTATGACAAACAACTATCTACCTCCAAAGCTAAAAAGAAAGGTGCAGAAATACGCCGTGCGTACGTCGATGCTATTACTGGACTCGATGATTTACTTTCTGCGATTAAACGTGCGGCTGATCGTGGGTTTGTCAGGGCGATTGACCAACGTCAAATCAAACTTGACTCACCACACAAAGCACTCAACTACCTCTTGCAGGGATCTGCTGGAGTAGTAGCTAAGCGTTGGCTGCTCCTTACCCATAACAATACTCGTGACTTGTGTTGCTCTCAGTTGGCATTCGTTCACGACGAACTCCAATACGAATGTGACCCAAAACACGCAGAACGTCTGGCTTCATCCCTGGTACAAAGCGCTGGAGAAGCTGGACAATACTACAACCTCCGCTGTCCAATCGATGCCGAAGCAAAGCAAGGCAAAAACTGGGCAGAAGTCCACTGAATGAAACTACTGATCGACGCTGATTATATCGTCTATAAATGCTGCGCATCTGCTGAGACAGAGATTGACTGGGGTGATGATGTCATCATGGTTATCTCTAAGTTCAGTGATGCCCTTAAATCCGTAAAGCACGAACTTAAAAAAATCGAAGATGGTTTCTTTTCTAGCACTGACACTATTCTTTTCTTTAGCGATTCTGTCAATTTTCGGAAGTCTATTCTTGACTCCTACAAAGGACACAGAAACAGAAAGAAGCCCTGCGGATACAGACGAATAATTGAGCACCTAAAAACTGAATACGAAGTGATTAGAATGCCAACACTGGAAGCCGATGATGCCATGGGAATCTATGCGACATTGCATCCAGGTAACTGCATCGTATCACCTGACAAAGACATGCGACAAATACCAGGCAAACTATACAACCTGGATGAAGTCGTAGAAATTACACCTGAAGAAGGTATGAAATGGCACTACATTCAAACCTTAGCCGGTGACCAAACAGATGGTTACTCAGGTGTCCCAGGTGTAGGAATCAAACGTGCTGTTGCTCTCTTTGAGAAAGATGGTTATAACTGGAAGACAATTGTCGCAGCATTTGCAGAGAAAGGTCTGGGAGAAGACGTTGCTCTAATGAATGCACGACTAGCGAGAATCCTTACTGCTTTTGATTATGATCTTTGGAACGAACGACCCATCCTCTGGACTCCCTCCGATGCCAGTAACTAGCCTCACAGTTGAGCAAGAGTTCACTGTTCGTAGGATAGAAGACATGCTACCTAAAGCAAGCAAGGAGGACATCTCTGAGCTTTTAATCTCTCTGCAGAAACAGAACTTCTGTCTAGTCAACACCATTAAAGAGCTACTCAAACGATGAAATCACCCTCTTATTACACCCGAGGATCTATAGAGGTTTGGGATTTTGTCCGAGATCAAGACCTCAACTATCACCTTGGTTGTGCCATCAAATACATCTGCCGTGCTGGTTACAAGAATGACCGGGCAGATGACCTACACAAAGCTATCCACTATTTAGAAAATGAGCTTCAACATGAACTCAGCCGAGGAGTTCCGACACGCTTACAATCTCCCGAATTTGACCCGCCAACAACGGTCTACACAGAAGACTTTGATCGTTGAAGAGGTCAAAGAATTTCTTGAAGCTGAACAATGTTTGATTACTGGTTTCAAACGTAATGAAACAGAGTGCCTTAAAGAACTGGCTGACGTTGTGTATGTTTGCTACCAATTTGCTGCTTGCATGGAATGGGACCTGGACACTGCCCTTGTACGTGTCCATGAATCAAACATGTCTAAGCTTGATGAAAACGGCAAACCAATCTACCGTGAAGACGGTAAGGTCTTAAAAGGACCAAATTACAAAGAACCCACTCTGACTGATTTAGTTTAATGTCTAACCTCATCTCTCGCACCGGTCGTGTGCAGTCCTGGATGGACGATCCCACCTCACGTCTCCCTGTCTCCTGTACCGTCTTTGTGGTAGATGACAGCATGGAGGGTCCTGAAGGTATCGAAGCTTCATGGCGTTTCGTGTCTCATGCACTACGTCATGGAGCAGGTGTCGCTGTACACCTGTCCAACTTACGTCCTAAAGGATCAGAAAATGGTAAAGGACTGACCGCAAGTGGTCCTGTTTCTTTTGCCAAGATCTATTCAACTCTCAATGAGATATTGCGCAGGGGCGGCACCTACAAGAACGGTGCTTGCGTGTGTCATTTCGATTTGGAGCACCCTGACTCTCTGGAATTTATTCAAACACCACGACATGAACTTCCCTGGGTTAAACGTTGCATCAATATCACTGAGCAATCCTGGGAAGAATATCCCCACAAAGAAGAACTCCTTCAAGGGATTCGGAAAGGGGACATCTGGCTGAACAAAATTAAATACGATAAAGATGGAAAACGAATCCGAGGAAATGTCTGTCTTGAGGTTTACTTGCCCTCACGCGGAACGTGCCTCTTACAGCATGTCAATCTCGGTGCCTGTACTTACGACGACATCCCTAAGGCTTTCGTGGAAGGCATGTCCGAGTTGTGCTCGCTACATCCGACGACAGGTGTCGGCGAGTCTGGAGAATATCTCAGTCCCGATATTGACAAACAAGTCGGACTTGGAATGCTCGGACTTGCTAATCTCCTGCGAGCCTACGACGTCAAGTACGGGGAGTTTGGAGTAGCACTGCGTGACATCAATCAGGAAAAGGTTAATTTCTCTCCTGCTCACAACCTGGCTCAAGCTATCAAGGATGGTATTGAACAGGCTGCTGCAGTAGCTAAGAGTCATGGTATGGTGCGAGCATTTGCTATTGCTCCTACTGCCTCTTGTAGCTACCGTAGTAAGGATTTGGACGGCTTTACCTGCTGTCCTGAGATTGCTCCACCTATTGCTCGGTCGGTTGACCGTGATTCCGGCACCTTTGGTGTCGAGACCTTTGAATATGGCAATGTAGAAATTGCCTCTGAAGTTGGCTGGGAAGCATACAAGCTTGTCTCAGATCAACTCATGATTATGCTTGACAAAACTGGACTTCTTCATGGTTACTCATTTAACTCCTGGTCTGACTTGGTAACCTACGACAATTCATTCGTTGAAGAGTGGCTGCGGTCTCCTCAAACAAGCATGTATTATAGTTTGCAGGTAATGGGAGATGTTCAAGATAAGTCTAGTGCCTATGCTGCACTTGACCAATCTGACGTTGACGATTATCTGGCAGACTTGTTTGAAAACTCTGAATTAGAATGTGACTGTCAAGAATGACTCCATATGACAAACTAATCCAACGTAAACGAACTTGGACACCAGTTCAAACAGAAGCTGGAAAACTAAAGGAGGGCGCGGAAGAGTCAATCTACCGTGCTCTTGCACTTCGCTGTCTCGAATTGCCGGTGGGTGACTTTATTTCACACTCACTAAAAGGTGAAGTGCCGGAGGCTGCTCGGGAAATTCTTCAAATGAACATTATCGACGAGGAAAACCATGACAGAGCACTCAATTATGCAGTGGGAGCGCTCGGTACAGATACGGGAGCTGAAAAAGAAGCAGATGTTCTTAGAAAAGCTTGGGAAGAGCATTCAGACCATACCATACTCAAAGCAATGGTGGCTGAGAGAAGCGTCTTCTTTTGCCTCCTCCCATTCTTTCGGTATGCCGGTGACGCTGGACTAAGGACGATTTCTGCTGATATTAGCAGGGACGAACAGATCCATGTTGCTACTAATTCGCTTGTTTGCAAAGAGCTTGGTCTATCTCCGTCCAAGTCTCTTAATCGCCTCCGTAAAGCCACTATTGACTGGGTTTTCCAGCCTTTGGAAGCTAATAACCCTGATAAATTTTTGGCGAAAAATTTTTGGCACTCTCAAAGCGATTCACTTTTTGAAAAGGGTATTGCGGACGGCTTTTCTGCCACCAAATCTGCCCGTATGCCAGCCTTCTTCGAGCACTCCAATGTCAATCTCCCTCAATACGCTTGAACTAGTTGGACTTAATGTCCAAACCGTGTTAGCTGAGATGGAAGAAACCTTTCCACCTGTTAACCCAACTCCACAAGACAGCACTGCTAAGATCATGTATCAATCAGGTCAACGCAGTGTTGTTGAGTGGTTACAAGAAAAACTAAAAGAAAATGGCATTTAATCAAGGCGTTTATAACCAAATCATTGCCATGGGAGGCAGTGATGCATCAGCTCGCAACGCTGCTAAAGCTAGTCGTCCTAACCGTGCGTTTCAAAACTTCCAAGCTGCATTCTCTATGCAGCAAGCACAAGCACAGGCACAAGCACAGCAACGACAGCTAATGCAACAGATGCAAGCACAACAAGAAGCTCTGCTACGTGCTGCACAAAACACACCTAAAGCTAGTCGATCACTCAAAGCACCTGACTATACACCTAAATTTAAGACACGCGGATCCAAAGCTGAAACCAAACGTGTTGTATCAAAAGGTACAGGACAATTCACTAACCCGTTGTCAATGGGTGGTGGCTTTGGATCTTCTGGAGGAACACCTAACCTAGGCTAACATGCAAACAGCACGGTCACGATATGAACAACTACGCTCTCGACGGGATGATTTCCTAGACGAAGCAGTAGAATGTTCTCGTTTGACACTGCCTTATTTGATTAAACAGGATGACACTGGTCCTAATCGTGAGCGATTGAAAACACCATGGCAGGCAGTAGGTGCCAAGTCAGTAACTACACTGGCTGCAAAGCTTATGCTTGCACTGCTGCCTCCACAAACTACCTTCTTCAAACTACAAGTTGATGACTCAAAGCTTGGTCTTGAGTTAAATCCTCAAATGAGGACTGACCTTGAGCTTGGCTTTAGTAAGGTAGAGCGTGTTGTAATGGATTACATCAATGCTTCTAGCGATCGTGTAGTCGTACACGAAGCTATAAACCATCTGATTGTAGGTGGGAATGCATTGCTGTACTACTCAAACAAAGGACTAAAGTTCTATCCTCTCAATAGGTATGTCGTTGAACGAGACGGCGATGGTAACGTTATTGAAATTGTTACCAAAGAATTAGTATCCAAGAAAGTCTTGGGTGAAACAGTACCTGACATCAAACCTAACCCAGTTGGTAATCAGGGTATAAATAATCAAGAGGGTGCTTCGGACCATGACGTTCCGGTGTACACCTATGTCAAGATGGATAAAAAGTCAGGACGTTGGGTATGGCATCAGGAAGTTTACGACAAGATGATTCCTGGTTCCAAAGGCAACGCTCCTAAATCTAATAATCCATGGATGGTCCTACGTTTCAACACGGTCGATGGGGAAGCCTACGGTCGTGGTAGAGTTGAGCAGTACCTTGGAGACATCAAGAGTCTTGAAGCCCTGTCACAGGCGCTTATAGAAGGGTCTGCGGTGGCTGCTAAGGTTATGTTCCTGGTTAATCCCAGTTCAACTACCAAGCCACAGACACTTGCTAATGCAGGTAACGGTGCTATTGTACAGGGACGTCAAGATGATGTCCAAGTAGTGTCAGTTGGTAAGCAGGCAGACTTTGCTACTGCTGCTCAGTTGTCACAACAACTAGCACAACGTATTAGTGATGCGTTCCTGGTTCTGAACGTTAGACAAAGTGAACGCACAACGGCTGAGGAAGTCCGATTAACTCAGCTGGAACTCGAACAACAACTTGGTGGGATCTTCTCCCTTTTGACTGTTGAGTTCCTGGTACCATACTTGAACAGAACACTGTTCATGCTTCAACGTACCAATGAGATTCCCAAGATTCCTAAGGAACTTGTTAAGCCTGCCATTGTTGCTGGTGTTAATGCACTTGGACGTGGACAGGACCGTGAATCTCTCACACAATTTATCGGAACGATTGCTGGTACCATGGGTCCTGAAGCAATCATGACTTACATCAACCCAGCCGAATACATAAAACGGCTGGCTGCATCTCAAGGTATTGATACCCTGAACCTGGTCAAGACAAGTGAACAGGTAGAAGGAGAGATGCAACAAGCTCAGCAGACTGCTGAACAGATGGAACTCACTAAACAGCAGGGTCAGTTTGCCTCTGCTCCTATGAATGATCCATCTAAAAATCCCGCCCTAGCACAAGAATTAGATGACGGAACCCAAGAAGGTCCAACGCCCGAAGTCGCCCAAGCCATCGACTCGGCAGGTCCATCCTAAACCTGCACCCGAGAATAAGTACGCTCCTAAAAAGAAAGTAGGGGAGCCTACTATTGGTCGCGGTGACAACTATGTACATCGTGTTGGACTTGGTAAATTGAAAGTAATCGACAACGGAGGTATGGAATACCGTGCCTGAACTCACCTATGATCCCACCCCTGCAGATCAACCTGAATTCAACGAAGCTGAACAGGAAGCTCTGCAGGTAGGTGAAGAGCGTATGGAACAAGAACAGCAATTGCTTGCTGGTAAGTTCACAGATGCTGAGGAACTGGAGAAAGCTTACATTGAACTCCAGAAAAAAATGGGTCAAGGGGATGCTGAACCTGAAGCAGAACCTGAACCCGAACCTGAAGAAGTTGATCCTATTGTTGACCTCATCCGTCAAGCACGAGAGAACGAGGACTTTGACATCAACTCTTTTAAGGACATGGATCCAACAGAGGTTGCTAAAACATTTTTAGAATCTACTTCGGAACCAGAAGACCTATCACAAGATGACATCAACGACATCCGTAACTCAGTTGGTGGGGAACAGAACTATGCTCAGCTGATGAGCTGGGCAACTGAATCATTCCCACAAGAACTGGTTGAAGGGTTTGATTCTCTTGTTGATAGTGGTAACAAGTATGCTATTCAACTTGCTGTGAATGGTCTTGTTGCTATGTATAATAATCAGAACGGTGTAGAGCCCGAGCTTCTTACCGGTCGTGGTGCAGGTAACGACAGCAATGTCTTTCGCTCACAAGCTGAGGTTATTCAAGCTATGAATGACCCACGCTATGATAATGATCCTGCATATCGTCAGGACCTTTACGCTAAACTTGAACGCTCTAACCTCGACACCTACTAATGAACACCACCGACTACACTGGACGCAACAACATCTGGGCAAAGGAACCACCTATGCAATACATTGACGAAGGCTCTCTGCCTCATAACGAAAAAGCCGAGCGACTTAATGGTCGTCTTGCAATGCTTGGAGTGATGGCAGCACTTGGTGCTTATGCTGTCACTGGTCAATTGATCCCAGGCATCTGGTAATTATAAACATCTTACCCCACCTTATTATTCTATTATCATGATTAAATCTGCTCTTATTGCTGGCGCTGCTCTTGGCGTCCTTCACGGTGCCGCTGCTCATGCCGGTGTCTATGCAAACGTGGAAGCTAATCAAAGCTTTCAGAACCGTGATTACAACAGCACCCTGGTGGAAACCCATCTGGGATTCGAGAGTCCTTTGGGAAAGAGTTCATCCTGGTACATCCAGGGTGGTCCCGCTTTTCTGTCTACGGAATCGGAGACCATCCAGGCTGCTTCTGGCAAAGTGGGACTCTCTTCTGCGTTGACCGACAAGCTTGGTGCCTATGGCGAACTGAGCGCTGTCACGGCAGACGATTACGATTTCGATTCGCTGAGTGTTGGCGTGAAAGCCGGGCTCAAGTATTCATTCTAAACTAACTATGGCACACTTCAGAGGTACTAATGGCTAATCGTCCTGGTTTATACGCTAACATCCACGCCAAACACAAACGTATCGCTGCTGGTAGCGGTGAGAAGATGCGATCCAAAGGTGCCAAAGGTGCGCCAACAGCTAAAGCTTTTAAGCAATCAGCTAAAACTGCTAAAAAATCTTAAATAACAAACATGGCCGCTACTATTTCTATTAATCAGAAGCGGTCATCACTGTGGGATACTTATCTCAACTGGGTGACCTCGACTGACAACCGTCTTTATGTTGGACACTTTGGTGTCCTTATGATTCCATGCCTGCTTACTGCGACGGCATGTTTTATCATGGCTTTTATCGCAGCACCACCTGTAGACATCGATGGTATCCGAGAACCAGTTGCCGGAGCACTCATGTACGGCAACAACATCATTAGTGGAGCAGTCGTTCCTTCTAGTAACGCAATCGGGTTGCACCTATACCCAATTTGGGAAGCCGTGTCGCTTGATGAGTGGCTCTACAACGGAGGCCCCTACCAGCTTGTGGTCTTCCATTTCCTTATCGGAGTCTTTGCATACGCAGGACGCGAATGGGAACTTTCATACCGACTTGGGATGAGGCCCTGGATTTTCCTTGCATACTCCGCACCCGTGGCTGCTGCGACAGCTGTATTCCTTGTCTACCCTTTTGGACAAGGCAGTTTCTCTGATGGAATGCCGCTGGGAATCAGCGGTACCTTCAACTACATGTTTGTTTTCCAAGCTGAGCATAACATTCTTATGCATCCTTTCCATATGCTTGGGGTCGCTGGCGTTTTTGGTGGCTCTCTCTTTAGCGCCATGCACGGCAGCCTTGTTACTTCTTCTTTGGTTCGTGAGACGACTGAAGATGTTAGTCAGAACTATGGTTATAAGTTCGGGCAGGAAGAAGAGACTTACAATATCGTTGCTGCTCACGGTTATTTTGGTCGTCTTATTTTCCAATATGCTTCCTTCAATAACTCTCGTAGCCTTCACTTCTTCCTTGCTGCTTGGCCTGTGGTCGGTATTTGGTTTGCCGCTATGGGTGTCAGCACTATGGCGTTCAACTTGAATGGATTTAACTTTAACCAATCGATCATCGACCCTGAAGGTCGTGTGATCAACACCTGGGCAGACGTTCTCAACCGTGCTGGTCTTGGCATGGAAGTCATGCACGAGCGTAATGCTCACAACTTCCCACTGGATCTGGCTGCTGCTGAGTCTGCTCCTGTTGCACTTACTGCTCCTTCTATTGGCTGATTAACAGCGCTGCCTATGACACCCTACCAACCTAAAAGAGTTCTGAACCCGGCGGGTGCTCAGAACAGCGCTCAGCTAAGTCAGTTAATAGCTGACGTTGCGATACTCAAAGGATCTATCTTTGGTTCTCAAACCAGGGTAGGTCCTGCTCTCTTTAACATACCCACCACTGCGCCAGTGACTCCCATTGATGGTGACATCTACTTTGACAAAAATGTTTTGGCTCTGAAGATTTACATCGATGATGGTAATAGTCAGCAGTGGATTCAGTTCTAATCTATCCACTCCATATGTTTGACTTTCCTAATAACCCATCGGATGGAGACGTGGTAGTCCATCCTAACGGCAAGCAGTATGAATGGATTGCTGCATCCACTGTCTGGCGCGTTGTTCAAGATGACGTTACCACATTATCTAATCGAGTCGCAGCACTCGAAAACTCTTTCTTTTTACTTCTAGAATAAGATATGGCTTCACAAAAGCTTTCTGCATTAACAGCAGTAACAAGCGTCGGTAATGACGACCTGCTGTATATTGCTGATACCTCTGATGGAGGCTCTACTTTTGCCTCAAAGAAAGTTACTAAGTCTAACTTCTTGAGTGGGTATGCTACAACTGCATATGCTGACGCTAACGAAACCCACATTGATAACCTGGCTACTCTCTCAGGTATCGCTAAAGATGGTACAAACCTTGGTACTTTTACTGGTACTACCATCTCTGACAACGTAACCATTAAGGCTGCTCTGCAGGCTTTGGAGACCGCTGTTGAGGCTGCTGAGGAGTCTACTGTCATTACCGAGATTGATGGTAATGTAAACGACCTCATCACTCTGTCTGGTGTAGCTGAAAATGCTACTGACCTGGGCACCTTCACTGGTTCTACTATCAGTGACAACGAGACTGTCAAGCAAGCTCTCCAAGATCTTGAGACTGCTGTTGAGTCTGCCCAAGCTGGTTCGGGTACGGCTGATGGTGTTAAAACTGTTACCGATGCTACCAACGCTAGCCGTTTCCTAACCTTCGTTGCTGATGATAACGTCTCTGCAACTTCTGAGACTGTCTTCACTGACGCTGGTATTACCTACAACCCTTCTACCAACACCCTGAACGTTGGTAACCTGAGTGTTGCTGGTACCACCACCACGGTTGATACCGTGACAATGGAAGCTGCTAATGCTATTGTCTTTGAGGGTGCAACTGCTGATGCTAACGAGTCCACGCTGACGATCATTGATCCGACTGCTGACCGTACCATCAAGCTTCCTGACCAGTCTGGTTGTCTTCCTGTGCTGGCTGCTGATAGTTCAACTGCTATCACTGCTACTCCTGAAGAACTGAATGTTCTTGATGGCATTACTTCTACTGTTGCTGAACTGAACATCCTCGATGGTGTTACTGCTACTGCAGCTGAGATCAACCTGCTGGATGGTGTTACTGCTACTACTGCTGAGCTAAACATCCTTGATGGTGTAACCGCCACTGCAGCTGAGTTGAACATCCTTGACGGTGTGACCGCCACAACTGCTGAGCTGAACCTGCTTGATGGTGTTACTGCCACTACGGCTGAACTGAACTATGTGGATGGTGTGACCTCCAACATTCAGACCCAGCTTGATGCTAAGACCGCTGATGGTGATAACGTCAACGTTCTGGTTGGTAATACAACTGCTGACACCGTACCGACTACCTATTATTTCCTGGTTGTGGACCAGTCTGATGGTTCTATCAAAGCAATCGATAAGACCTTCCTTGAAACTGAGGGTTAGGTAGGTAGCGTTGGGTCCGTGTCGTTTGCCTACACGCCTAATTATACGTTTGACGGAAGCAGTACCGACTCGTCTTATGAGAACTACTCAAGTGGGGATGACGTGTACGATGAATTTGGTATCGACAAAATCGAAATCACTGGATCGTTCATCACTATTCACTTCACCGATTCTACTTCGATGTCTGATTGGCGTGGTGAAGACCGTGGCATCACCCTTGAATACACAGGTAGCGGCTCTTCTAGCGCATGGGAAGGCTCTTATGATCTTACCACTTCTGAAGAGTATTCCGTTAACACAACTTATAATTATATCCACTATTCCTGGATCGATATGGGACTTTCATCAGGTCAGAAAGATGACCTTGCTGATGATGTCGCCAGCGCAGGAGCCGGCAATAGTGTACTGAATATCAACAACCTAGGCTAATTAAATGGCTAGAACTTCTTTTACTTCTACAGGAGACCTTGGTTTCTCTAACGTTCTGTATGTTACACGGAACTCTACTGACCAATGGTTTATTCCTGGTAACAACAACGAGGGTGACAACCCTGATAGTGGTACTATGGCTAACCGAGTTGACGATTGCGAAGCACTTGTTGGCAACGTTGGTGAAACTAACTCTATCACATCTGCACAGATCGGTAAAGCTGTGCAACCTAACACATTATCTGATTGGTAGTAATGCCTTCTAATTATTCTCCTTTTATCTATCAAACGGCTCGTGTCGAAAAGACTGATGCGAACCCTTCAGGTCAACTGATCTCTCAGGCTGCTCCTGTGGATCAAGAGGACTTTGCCTATGGCTACATCATGGGCGATGACACTATTGATGCGTCTTCTACTGGTAACAAATTCCAGATGACTCAGATTGCACCTGTTGTGAATGGTGTGTCTACCACCTATGCGTGGACTAAGACGGACACCAGCACTACTACTACGCTGACTAACGACACCACTGCTGAAGTAAGTGTTGCAGCTAATGCTACTCCTGGTACTTCTGTACTGCAGTGTGTAGCAACTAATGCACAGGCTTCCAACTCACCGAAGACTGTTACTTATGACATCACCGTAGCGTGATGTAGTTGGAGAGGCACCTCAGAGTCGGACCTCTCCTTCCTTTGGCAATGTGGCCCTACGGGACAACCCTTTGCCGAACCGGTTCGGATAGGTATAAAATCCGAAAAAAAAAAATTTGAATAAATCTTAGATCTAAGAGAAACGTAAACAACAACTTTTTCTCTAACAATGGCTGAATGGAATCAATCGCCTTTTGGCGCTTCCGAAATGCGGGGAACCTCTACTGGTTCTATTAACCGTAACCCTGGTCTGGGTCGCACTGGTTTTGGTGACACCGTAACCATCAATGGTCAGACCGTAAGTGCATACGACGCTAAGTATGCCACTTATCTGAAACTCTTTACTGGCGAAATGATCAAGGCTTATGAAAGCGCTTGCATCGCCAAAGGTACTGTGCAGAACCGTAGCCTCCGTAATGGCAAAGCTGCTCAGTTCATCTTCACTGGTCGCATGACCTCTGAGTACCATGTTCCTGGTCAACCCATCCTGGGTCTGAACAACGACACTGGTCTTGGTGGTATGCCTCCTGTGGCTGAGAAGACCATCGTCATGGATGACCTGCTGATCTCCAGCGCATTTGTGTATGATCTCGATGAGACTCTGGCTCACTACAGCCTGCGCTCCGAGATCTCTGCTAAGATCGGTCATGCTCTGGCTGAAGCTTATGATAAGAAGATCTTCCGTACGATTGCTCTGGCAGCACGTGAAGCTCATCCTATCACTGCCTCTCCTGGTCCTGAGCCTGGTGGTTCGATCATCCGTCTGGGTGCGAACAACGAGTACAATGCTCAGTCCCTGGTTGACGCCTTCTTTGAAGCCGCTTCGATCCTTGACGAAAAGAACATGCCTCAGCAGGGTCGCACCGCTGTGTTGTCTCCTCGTCAATACTATGCTCTCGTGTCCC